GATGGAGTAGTCATTAAGGAGACCTGGCAACCTTGGGCAGCCTCTTTAGCCCATTGTTGCAAACCCAGTATTGGATTCCCTGCTTCTGATGTTGATCGCGCTTGCGACGATTACTTAGTAGATTTGAAGGAATGTTTTGACAATCAAGCGGAAAAGTGGTATTCTGAGATGAGACCATTGACCGATGTCGAAACTGTATCCGGTATTGATGGGTGGAGATTCATTGATTCTATGAAAATTAGTACATCAATTGGATTTCCTGTTGGAGGCCCTAAAGCTCCACACGTGGTTTATCTTGAACCAAGCGATTATAGTAATATTTCAGAGCCCAAAATTTTTGAGGCTCATATCATGAAAGAGTACCATGAAGCGCTTGAGATGTGGGCTGGCCGGAAATGCAGGAACAGTATTTTTGGTTCTGCCCTAAAAGATGAACCTACTCTCAAAACAAAGGATAAAGTTCGAGTGTTTCAAGCCGCTCCTATTACTTTGCAGATGGCAATACGAAAGTATTACTTGCCTATCGCTCGCTTTCTTTCATTAAATCCGTTAGTAGCAGAGTGTGCAGTAGGTATTAATGCCAGCGGTAGAGAATGGGATGAGCTTGCTAAGCACATGAACTATTTTGGGGAGGACCGAATTCTTGCCGGAGACTATTCCAAGTACGATTTAAGAATGCCGGCGCAGTTGACTCAAGCTGCGTTTAGTGTTATGAATCGTATTGCCAAATGGAGTGGCAATTATTCATATAAAGATATAACTATCATGCAATCAATTTCGTTTGAAGTTTGTAGTCCACTTGTGGCCTACAATGGGACGTTGTTGAGGTTTTTAGGAACCAATCCTTCGGGACAAAACATGACAGTGTATATAAATTCGATAGTTAATTCAATTTTGAATCGTCTGGGTTTTTACCATCAGTACGATGAGACTGCTATTGAAGAAGATTTACCGGGTTACGCTGCCGCTTTGGGCAGACCGGTAAGGTTTAGGGATTGTAATTCTATTGCTATATATGGTGACGACTTAAAGGGGTCGGTCATCAAAGGTATGGATAGACATAATCATGTATCATTCGCTCAGTTTCTAGCGGATAATGATATGAAATTTACAATGCCCGACAAGGAATCTGCACC